AATGAGGTAATGGCGGCCTGTGCTGCGCCAGTAACCGTTGCCGCTGTGCCGCTTACGTTGCCGGTGACATTACCGACTAGAGCGCCCGTAAATGTCGTTGCCGTCACCGCGTTGTCTTTGAGGAGTACCGAATCAATGGTGACTCCCGAAGCAGCGGTCGTTTCGGAAATCGTGTTCGTCGTAATCGCTTGTCCAGAAGACACCACGATGTTGTTGGCACCCGTGGTGTTGCCGTTCGCTAGGATCTCCGCGAGGGTGTCAACTGTCCCGACCTGGCTGTCTACATAAGCTTTGATGCTCTGCTGAGTAGCCAATTTCACAGCGGAGTTAGACGCCATGTTGTCTTCGTCTTTGATACCAGTGACGGTCGCACCGTCATTACCGATCTTGAGACCAGCAATCGTGCTGGTGCCTGTCAGATCAAGATCGACCAGGGCGTCATTCACTGCAGCGCCCGCACCAGCCCCGTCGCTATAAACGGCTTTCACAGCACCATTGGCGACCGTGACGGTATTGCCAGTGCCTTGCTTGATAGTGATCGACTGAGAGCCCGTGGTTGCGTTCTCGATGATCCAAACCTTGCTCACCGTGTTCGGCGCCAAGGTGATCGTGCGTGTCGCCGTGAGGGTCGCGCTCGATGTGATCTTCAAATAGAGAGATCGAACAGCGTCGGTTGCGCCATCGGCCATCGTGATCGTGGCGTTCGCATCCGAACTTAAATCTTCTGCACCGTAAGACAGCCCTTCTGCAATCAGAGCTAGGTTGTCATTGGTCGTGTCGCCCCACGTTCCCGACTGCTCGCCTGTGGCGATGATTTCAAGACGGAGGTCATTAGCGTATGTGCTGGGCATTCAGATGTCCTTTTCTATGCCGGTGTCCAGGTCGTTGAAGCCGCCGATTCCTCACTCCATGAGGTTGATGCAGCACTTGCTTTTACCCAATTCATTGCAGCGGTTGAAAGGCCATCCGCATGGAGACCTGACCCTGGCTGCGCTCATTTGAAACATTCATGTCTTCGATCATTTGCGAGTACAAACCACCCCAGGTCGCGATGCGTTCATCGTCTCTGAGGTAGGGTGCGCTCTGGATCAAAGCACCGTAGAGGTAGATGTCCGGTGACAAGCTCAACAACCAGTTCGAGGTGTTGGCGTCACTCAAGACGGGAATTTTTGCGTAGTACGTGAGCTCGGCGGTGTAATCAGTATCTGGCCCCGGATAGACTTCTATCTCCGTGCCAGACATCGAGAAAAACCTTGGTCGACCTCCTGCACTCGACTTCGAGCGATGCTCGTTCATTTGTTCTTGCGTCACATATTCGAGCGGATCGATGGGATCGGTGTTTAGCTGCAATGTGATGGTCTGCATCCAATCAGTCGGTGTGGCCGAGTACCGACCACTGATCGTTGCGGTGGATCGCGTCACCATTGATCGATGCCTGATGCTGCGTTGAAACTGTGCTTCGGCAAGCGTGATGAAGTCGGGAATAATCGTCGTGAGATCGGTGCGATCAAGCCAACCAGAGACTGCCGTTTGCAGTTGGGCATACGTCGTGATCGCCACTAAATTCGACTCACACGAGTACGGAAGGCGCGGTTGTCAGGATCATTCAACCAGGCGGAGAGTTTCACCTGGTCATCGAGGATGCCTTTCTTTTTCAAGTCGTAATAGATCGTCATCGGGATACTGCCAACCTTTGTCCATTCGCCGTGAGGCTGATGCCGATTGATGGCATTGCGTTGGCGCTTATTCGCCTCAATGATCTTGGTAACGTCCTGGCTCGACTCGATGACAATGTTGTCAACACTCTCGCCGCCGTTGTCTTCATAGACAAAATTAGTTGTGATTCCTGAGAGAGGATCTGCGTCGAGAACTCTCCGATCTTCTGCCATAGGATGAATCCACATATAGGACGCGGTTACCCATATTTTACCGCTGCGTTACCCAATAGGAGACAGAAGGAACAGGGGGGACTTGTGGTCCCCCCCAGAGGTTTAAGAGGTTAAGAAGTTACGAGGCTGTCAGGTCAGCGACTAAGCCGAGACCTTTCTCCTGGTCAACCCGAAGGCCGTACTCCACCAAGATCATTTCCTTCGATGCATCACCAGTTTTCGCCAGTTCAACATTGTGGATTGGTCTCAGGTAGCACACTGCCGTGAGGTCTGGGTCCAGGACGTAGGCGTCACGTTCACGACTAAACCGATTAGGTGTAATCGAGATCGAACCGAAGTCCGAAACGTAAACGTCAGCTGCACCGATGATGGTCGTTGGTCCATCAGGTGCCTGGTATCGCTGTGCAGCGATGCCTGCAAACCCACTGACGACGGTCTTATTATAAGGACCGACCATCAAGAGTTTCGGCGTACCGCCTTGGGTGTAAGTCTCTTGCACTACGGTCTTCAACAGCGCTTCCGTGAAAGCACGTTGCGTACCGTCAGTACGAGCGGTTCCTGCAGCGTTGTCAGCGCCGTTCGAGCCCTTGCTGGTGTTGGTAATAATCCAAGCAGCAAGAGAACCCGTCTTACGGGCTGTGGTTGTGTTTCCAGCAGTCGCCGTCGCGTTCACACCAACGAGGTTGAACTCAACATCGCGCTTCAATTCATTACCACGCTTGGTAATTTGATAAGCGCGTTCACTGGACCGACCAGCTTCATCTATCTGCTCCAGGTTGTCGGCCAAGATGACGTCTTTTCGAGAAATCATCGTGTAATTGCCGACGCGAGCCGTGGGAGTTACTGCAGTAAACGAAGCAACGTCATCGCCGTCCAGCTGTGCATTGACAGCAGCTGCCGCAAGTTCATCAGTTTGCCACTCAAAGAACGTGTTCCTTACGGTGTCCTTTTGAGTGTTACTGACAAACGGCGTCTGTTCAGGCGAGATGTTGTAAATGATGTTCGAGAGTTCTTCCCGAATACCAATTGCACTATATCGCGTGAACGTATTTGCAATGATTGCCATAACAAAAGTTCCTACAAAATATCTTTAACGAGATCGACCGCATCTGCGATGCGACCGGATTTAGATAGGCGTTGCTCGGCGCGTTTGCGTTGCTGGGTCGCCTTCTTCGGGGTCGAATTCGCGGAACCAGGTCGCACGGTTCTACCCTTGCGAGTGGCTGCTTTCGCTTTCGATGTGCGCTTGGCACCCCGTGAATAAAGCATCGCCATGCGTAGCACAGCGATATGGTCGGCTTTGATCAGTGAACTGACTTCCTCGTCGGAGATGCCGTTCGCATTCAAGAAGGTGCGAAGCTCGGCTCGTTCCTTCTCAGCGGTCTCTTCATTCTTCCAATCGGGAATCAGTTCAGGTAGTCGAGCGCGTTCTTCCGTGACGATCTCACTTAGTGCCTTCTGTTCATCCGTTTGGCGCTGTTCGGCCAACCGTTTCTGTTCGGCTTGGATTGCCTGGAATTTTTGGACGCGCTGTCCCTGTCGTTGCCGCCACTGTCTTTCTTGCCGTGTCGCTTCGATGGGATCTTGGTCGTACAAGTTTTCCCAATCGGGCTCGGCTTCGTTCTGACTTGCCAGCTGATTTTGCAGTGCCCCTAATAATTGGGCGTACTGCTGACGCTCCGTTGTGACCGAGGCTTGCTCAGTCTCAAACGCCTTGCGCTCTTCTGCGAGCACTTGCGATTTACGCGTAAATGACGCTTGCCGCGAATAACCTTTCTGAAGTTCGTCAAGGGTAACCTCGACCTCTGTACCATCAATCTTGATGGCATAGACGTCTTCTGAGGTGCCCTCTTCATCTTCATCATCGATGTCTTCATCGGCCAACGCTTCGACAGCCTCTTCCTCGGACTCGAGTGATTCTTCATCGTCTTCGAGCTCGGGCTCTTCTGCCTCGCCGGATGCTGCTAATACTTCTTCCGACTCTTCGGTATCGCTGTCTCTGTCCGGTTGGTCTGGATTGACCTCTTCTAGATTTGCGATCAAGGCTTGCGCCTCGGCAATACTGATTCCCTGATCAAGATCGGGGGTGATCTCTTCTGCCATGATTAATTCCTTTGTCGTTCTCGGATAAGGTGCGCGTTATCGATTGCCGCACGCACCCGTTTTAGAAATCTTTCTGCGCCTTGGATCTCCGCATAGAGACCTTCGCGCTCCTCCAACGAATCGCTGTTGTGCCATTCGTTGAAAACTTCATCGTTCACAAACCGCATCACCTCCTCGAAGATGGGGTCGTTGATGATTTCCTTGAGGCGCTCTCCAAATGAAACTTCATCCATTGGGGACGCCTGCAATGTTGGCTCTCTGTCTTAAAATCTCACGATCTCTGTCGGCGGCGGCTCGGATCGCCGCCACGTCAATTTCTGCGCCATACTTGGCGCGTAGCTCTGCCGCTTTCAGTACCCATTGCGCCTCATCTTCATCACGCTTGCGGTCGTCTTCCCGCTGCATTTTTTCGCGATCAAGTTCGAGCTCGGCCTGCTTCTTCATGATGTCGGCCTGGATACTTTGCATCTGCACCTGGATCAGCTGCTCGTTGATGTCAGGTGGCGGCGGCTCAGTCGGTCCTTGGTATTGCGCCGGATCACTAATGAACCGACTCGGGTCTTTGAAGCCCGCTAACTCGATTAGCTGACTCAGCCCGTTGTGATATTGCTCGGCAGTCACCAGGGGATTGTCTGGCCCCAGCGTCTGCAGAATTTGTTCTTGCTTGCCGACGATCTCCGTCAGCATCGCCATGCGTTCTTCATCAGTTCCTTTGCCGAGCGCCACGTTGACGATCACGTCCATGTCGGCATTCCAGACACGCGGATCGATGGGTACGAACTCATTGCGCAGCCGCACCATGCGTTCTCGATCCTGGTGCTTGATGATCAAATGGAAGATGCCTTCGAACAGCGTCTTCATACCCGTCTCGGCAAAGAGACGCGCAATCAGTTCGGTGCGTTGTTGTGCTGCGTGAATGGTCTGAGAGACCGCGAGCTTCGTTGAACTTTGCAACGCAGCTGGATCTAAACCATCGGCTGCACGACTCACCCCGGTGCGGTTCTCTCGCACCAGGTCGAGGTATTCAAGCATGGGGAAACACTCTTTGCCGACAAACGGTACTGAAAACGGCACCACGGCACCTGGGTTGCGCATACGGATAATGCCGCCGACTTCCGTGTTCAACACATCGTCGAGTGACGCCTGCCCTTCCACGACACCAACTCGTGGATGGGTGGACAGTGCCAAACTGTCGAGACTCGACCGCATGACCATCGACTTAATGCGTTGAATGTCCATGACCACGTCGGCGATAGAAAGACCGAAAAAGGTATGAGGCTCGGGGTCAGGCATAAACGAGCAAAATGGAATCTCGTCCGTGGGCTCGTTCATCACGATGTGATACTCCGATCCCACCGTGCAAATTCTGCGTAACTCGGCAACGTTGTCGCCATCGACATCGGCCTGCATATAA